AAACATCATGGCTCACGCCCATCACATTCCCGCCTTGATCGTTCAGGCACAGCACCGCCGGAACCACCACAGATGGCTTATTCCAGCCGCACTCCGCATTCCCGGACTGCATAAGAAGCACCGTTTTCAGCGGTTCCGGCAAGTCTTTCCCCCGCCGCTCCGCTCTCCGCAGGATGCCCTGACACGCTTTTGCGCTCAAAGAGTATTTCTCCTGCGGTGTCGCCTCCAAAATCTGCGACAATCGAGATACGACGGCGGCGTTGGGGGACTCCCCAGTATTGCGCGTCATGCACTCGCCAAGCCACGCTCCATCGTCCGCCCACTTCATCGTGGTAGCCACCCCAAGTTGGCCATCCTTTTTCAGGCACTTCAATATCGGGGGCTTCCGGCTCTGCGATGCGGATGATCTCTTCGAGGACCGCCGCGAAATCTTGACCTTTGTTGCTTGAGAATGCTCCGGGGACATTTTCCCAGACCATAAACCGAGGTCTGACCATGTCACCTGTCTGTCCGTTCGCTCTGTCACGCTCTCTCATCTCCTTTACGATGCGGACCTGCTCCATGAACAATCCGCTCCTTGCACCGGCCAATCCAGCGCGTTTTCCTGCAATGCTCAAATCCTGGCACGGCGATCCGCCCGTGATAACATCCACGATTTCAATTTCTGCACCGTTGATTTTCGTAATATCACCGAGGTGCTTCATTCCCGTTCCTCCCGCTTGGTCATTTCAACCTCCAATTCTGCTTTTTCCCGATGTTCAGCATATAATCCTTCGCCCTCTGGTTGATTCTGCTACCGATTGCCTCGTCCCAGCTCAAAATGCGGTCAATGGTCAGCTCCGTGGAGATGATCGTGATTGCATCCGGGTTGATATACCTGGCATTTAGCAGATCGAAGGCAATGTTTTTGTCGGCATCCGTTACGCCGCCCTTGAGAAAATCGTCGATATACAGCGCACGGACGGTTTTCAGCGGCTGCATGGCTTCGGCGTATGCTTCGGCATCGTTGGTCTTTGCCTTGATTGCCGGAATATCTCCCCGCCATTGCACATACCGGACAGGGATTCCGCCGTCCATCAGTTTGGCGCAAATTGCCGTACACAGGTGCGTTTTCCCAGTGCCGGGAGAGCCGCCGATGAAAAACCACTTGCCTTTCCAGTCGGTCAAATACCTCTCCGCCGCTTGCTTTGCGGCCTGTTGCCAATACTCCTGAGTTTGGAACGACTCAAAGGTGCAGCTATCCAGCAGGCCCAGAAGCCCGGAACGCTCCATGCGAAGCCTATTCCGGCGGATGATCTCGCATTTGCAGGTTCTGCTCACCAGTTCGCCGCTTTCCGTGCGCCGGACGGTGTAGCCCAGCCCGCCGCAGATGTCACAGCCATGTCCCGACGTGGTATTCTTGCTTTGTTGGCTGTTCACCGGCTTCCTCCTTTCTGCGCTGCTCCCATGTTCTGACGGCAGCCTTCCAGTCCTTCATGCGATTTTTCCCAACCATCCAGCCCTTGCAGGCGTAGAAATCGATGAATTGCTGTGCGTCAACTATAGACCCCCGTTCGGCGATATAAGCCCGAACCTCGTCCAAAGAGGGCGGAGAGAAGCGCGCCTCGCGCGCATTATTCTCGCTTCTCGATTCTCGTATATCGATTCTCGATTCTCGATTCTCGAATACGGGAACATCTGCATTCATTTGTTTGCAAATGATTTCATCTGCTTGCGTAGGCTCTACAGGCTCAGGATATTTGCTTTCCTTTGCTCTCTGGTTCTGATACTTACCCCATGTTGGTAGGTAGAGGAAGCGCTTGCCCTGTGAAGTATAAAGGGTAACCAATCCAGCACTCGCCAGTCCATGAAGGGCGTTTTCTACAGTTTTCAGAGTAAGATTTTCTTTCAAAGGGAATAGCCTGTTTTTGATAATTGCGGCCCGTCCGTCATAGCGTCCGAAATCATCGCAAGAAACAATCAGCCGATAGAACAAGACCTCCTCGAACCATGAAAGCCTATCTACGCTGTCGCTGGTGCAGATGCTCTCGCGTATGATTCTGTTCGGCATCGGCGCACCGCCTTAGAACGGCAAATCGCCGTCGTCCTCGGAAATCTCCGTAAAGGTCTGCGTGGGTTTCTGTACAGCGTCCTTGCTGCCGCAGAAATGTACCTTGTCGGCGGTCAGCTCCACCACGGTGCGCTTGTTGCCGGTCTTGTCCTCATAGTCCCGGCTGGAAAGCTTGCCCTCAACGATGATCTCCTTGCCTTTTGCAAAGTGGGTGCAGATCAGCTCTGCCGTTCCCTGCCATGCCACACAGGGGAGGAACAGCTTCGTTTCTCTGTCCTTTACCTTTTCGCTCCACGCCACACGGAAGCTGCACACTGCTGTTCCGCTGTTGGTGCGGCGCAATTCAGGGTCAGAGCAAAGCCGCCCCTGCAAAATCATTCTGTTTACCATCGTTGTCCTCCTTATTTCTTAGCGACGTTGGTAACGACAATTTCAGTCAGTTTCCATGCCTGTTCCTCTGTGAAACCAGCCGCGATATAGCTGATGTACATACTGCGCAGGTCATCGGCCATTTCATCATACTTTTCAGCCTTGATGGCTTTATCCCGCTCTTTCTCAAGAGCGCTCATTTCATCGACCTGCTTCTTGTGGAGTTCTATGACCCGTTCTGCCAATTCCTTGCTCTTTACCATGATTTTTCCTCCTTACAAATAGCTTTTTCCAAATTCACGGCGGAAGTCATCTTCCGTCCATCTCTGCTCCTGCATGGCCTTTAACTGACCATATCGGCGCAGCAGACGCATTTGATTCCCGTTGCGGTGTACAGCGTTTCCACCGTTCCTGTGGCATCGTTCGCCGCAGAGATACACTACAAGGCCGTATTTCTCGCTTTTGTTGCGGTACGCGCCGCCGAAGATGTGCCTAATGGTGCCGCTCCAGCGGGTCACCCGCTCCATTTCTGCCGCACAGGAAGCACCGTCTTTCATCAGTCACCTTTATCACCTCCCAACGGCTGGGCTTCGCCCCAGCGTGATTTTAGCGCATCCAACTCCTGCGGTGTCATAGTCTCGATTCCAGCTTCTCGGCAATCGGCAACGATCTGGTCAATCAGCCGTGACATCTGCTCTGTGTCGTAGGTGCTTGAGCCGTACCAAACCGCCACGTTCACGCAACCAGGAATTTTGCTTGGCCCTTGTTCCGCCATCCAGCCGGTTCCTTTTGCCTCCCATCTGCGGCAGAACTCGTCCGCCGCCTTTGATACCATGCACACGACATCGCTCACACCACCGATGATCCTGATTTCTTCCCGGTACACATCATTCCTCGGAATCCCGTAGTGTGCCGCCAGTTTATCCAGCAGCACCCACGCATAAGCGTTTGCGTCAAGGCTCCTTCCCTTGCGCTTGATCTGAGCCACATACTGCTTGTCCGGCTTCATCTCGTCACAGATGGTCATTGCAGAGGCGGTGGACTGCACCCGGAGGCACAGCCACGCCCCATCGCTGTCCTGCTGCCACCGTGCGGCGGTCACATCAGCCTGCAACATTGTCCTGCTCCTTCTTTGCGGCCTTCATGCAGTCGGCGCACATCTGCGCTCCGTAGCGGCCCTTGGAGTACTTAACCATGTCCTTTACCGTCCACATTTCGCCGTTGCGCTTCTTGACGGACACAATGTCAGCTCCACATCGCTCACACACCGGAGCGGCGTTCCGCTCCTTCTCGTCCAGCTCGGCGGAAGAAATTTTGTCCGGGTCCTCGCCGGTGGGCAATGCAAATGCCCGCAGCCACATATACTTAAACGCATAGGTCATGGCCTTGCCGCTGCCCTTGTCTTGTGTGTCTACGCCATCTCCGCAGGATGCAATCTCGATGTATTCCTCCGGGTTTTCCACGTTGACCATGCGGTAGATGACATCCACGTGGGTAATGTTCCCAGTTCTCCCGGCTGTCTGTGCGATTGGGTATACAACCAGTTTGTGTTTCAGCAGTTCCGCACGCATGATGGAGGTTACTTTCTCCTCGCTCAGTGCCTTGTATTTGGTTCTGCCAAACTCTACATGATCGTCCTTTGCCAAATACTGGACATCCTGCATGATTGCAGCGATTTTCTCGTAGATATTCATCATTCGGTTTTCTCCTCATCAACAACTTGTAGCGGGCAATATGCCCCGACGATTCTCGTGTCTAACAGATACTCGCCTGTTCTCCGACATTGATTTCGCGAATAAGTCTCCAGCAGTGGGCAGAGGTTACAGCACATTTTCCCCTCCGGGAATGGGATTTCCACTGTAGCTTTTATGTACCGGAGGACACCGTTTATCATCCCAAGCCCCCCTTATGCAAAAACTCCGAGAGATACTCACCCTCCGTCAGATCGGAAATATAATCAAGCTGCACATCGGAGAACTTCCGTATAGCCAGCTTGAAATTTCCGATCGTTTCCAGCTCACACTTGTGGCACATAGCGGACTTCATCGGCTTCCAGCCGTGGCAAACAGGACATTCATCCGCTTCTCCGGGGATAATCTCCTCTCCGCACTCTGGGCAGACATAAATTATGCTGTTTCCGCACTCATCGGACTTTTCCTCGATGTAATCCAACGAATGGAACGCTGCCCCACAATAATCACACAAATACATCGTCTTTCCCTCCGTTTGTGTTACTTCCCGTCCAGCTTGTCCACCAGCCGCATGAGCCAATAACTCACCGTTGCGGCTCCTATAATGACCAGCGTCAATGTATATCCGTCCATCAATTCACCTCCGCAGCGTAAAGCGCATCGCACATACCCTTGCAGGGGCAGGCCGGGCAATCGCACTCCAGCGGGTTCTTATCTTCGCACAGCGCATCGTGCCGTGCCAGAAAAGCATCCACCAGCGCCCTGTATTCTTGGTTGGTCATGTTTACTCCTCCCGCTCTGCGATCCACGCATCCAGCTTCTTTTTGAAAATCTGAAATACCCGGCTGCGGTCGGTGCGGATGCACACGCCGAAGGGGTACACGCCCTGCTCCAGGCCGTCGGCCAGAGTGTCAGAACAAAGGCTCAAGCCTTTATCTCTAAGATACTTCGATGCCTGGTGCAGCGTCATGGTTTCGATCATTTGTCATCCTCCTTCTTCAACAGCTCGTCCACCGTGCAGCCGTACAGCTCGGCGATCTCCAGCAAGCGGCTGGCTCTCGGTGCCTGCGTGCCGGTCTCCCACATGTAAACCGCCGCATCCGTCACCTTTAGTTTCTCGATGACCTGCCGGACACTTAGCCCAGCAGCCACCCGAGCGCTGCGAAAACTCATTCTGTCACCTCCAGTTTGATTCTTGCTTAGTTTCCGTTGAATACGGCGAGGAAAAGTGCAAAAGCTTTAGCCGGCTCCGCATCGTCCAACCGCCGGTCTAAGTGCTCGGCCGCCGCCACGATGTTACGGCATCAGGGCGGCTTTCCCTCTCCGCAATCAACAAAAACTAAGTTTTACTTGACAACTTAGCAAACTGTGGTATTATGGAAGTGCCAACAACCCTTAATATTTTCCGCAGTCCGCTAAGTGCAGGGGGGCTTGGTTTTGTATTGCCTCCCGCCGATTCTTATTATAACTAATTAGAAGTTATAAGTCAACCACTTTCTATTAGTTTTTATTAGTTTTGGCGAACTGCACAATATACACGAGGTGCAAATGGACGCTATAGACAAAATAAACTTTTACTTGAGCAAAAAGGGCAAAAATGGAGCCGATTTAAGCCGTGCATTAGGGCTATCAAATAGCATTTATAGCCAATGGAATACGCGGAAAACTAAGCCGTCAAATGTTCGCCTTCCCGCTATTGCCGAATATCTCGGCGTTTCCGTAGAGGACATTATGCCGGACGATGTAGCCGCCCCCGTAGCTTCGCAGGGCGCAAAAAAAGCCCCCGATCTGGAGATCGAGGGCGTAATGGAAGATGAAGATTTGAAAGAAGCTGTCGAGCTTTTGAAAAAAATGGATAAGGAAACCCTGCGGATTTTTATCAAAGCCGCCCGCGGGGCTTTGGGGAATTAATTATGAGTATTTCGTGGGGTGAAATCGGCGTTTCCGCCTTTTCTGTTTTGGCATCCGCCGGAGTGTCTGTCTACATTTCTAAGCGGACAGCAAAAGCAGAAATCGAAAAGCTGCGGGCAATATGGGCGCACGAGAAAGAGGCCGCTTGCGATTCCGATTTTGATGCGATGGTTGCCGCCGTTTCCTTATATGCAAAGTATCCGGCTCCCGCAAACTTTCAGTCCGCTACCAACGCCGTCGGCATTTATCGCGCAAAAGCCACGGGAGAAACGGCGGAAAAAGTTGACGAACTCAGCCGTTTAATCGTGAGGGAATGCCCAAATTGCGTAGCAGTATCCGACCAGCTGCAAGCCGTAATTGAGTGCAAGCGTAAAGCGTAGCTTTAAAAGGTAGCCTTGCCCTGCTCTCCCTCTTTCCAAAACATATCAAGTTCACCGGCAAAAAGATTCCTGGCAATTTTGTAAAGCTCATTGATGGCTGTTTCGCGGTCAACGCCGTCCAGCTCAAGACCGATTTCGCGCTCGTAGCCGTTTTCTTTACTGATAGCCCAAATTTTCATTTTATCGCCTCCATAATTTTATCAAACTGATTGCGGGTCATTTTACTCGCTAAAGAAATCGCCTCAGAAAGTAACGCAATATGCTCTGCATTCTTTATTATATCACATTTATTTTTCGTTTCACAGCTTACAATTTCCATCTTTATATTTTTCTGCTTCCAATCCACATTATTTCTCCTTTCGGTTTATCTACCTATAGTCAAAATATGGCATTTGTTGCACAGTTTAGGGCAACAATACAAAAAATTTTTTAAGAAGGAGCATAATTAGAAATGGCTAAAAAATCTTCCTTTAAAATACCAGGGCTTTCCTTTAGCTGGAAACGTGCGCTTGGAATTACCAGCGCAAAACGCAAGATTGCAAAAGCAACGGGAATTCCTACAACAAAGGCGGGGCGGCAAAGAAAAGTCGGCAAGCTATTGGGGATTAAGTGAACGCCATAGAAAATTATTTCATATAGTCCCCACCGCCCCCGCACCGGACGGTGGGGATTTTTTGCCGCCTATCGCCGTCACTGGCTCTTGGCCGCATACCCACAGTATCAGTTTGTTGTTTGGCAAGTCAATCCAAAAACCGGATAATATGCGATTAGCCGGTAAAAACAAACAGAGAGGTTTGCCCAAAATAAGGCAGGAGGGGAAGAAATGGAAAAAACTTTGCAGGATATTTGCAGAGAGGCAAAGGAGTACCAGCATCTTACCACGCAAGACTTAGCCGATTTAACAGATCTGTCATCGTCCACGATCAGCAATTACTTTTCTGCGTCGTCAAAGGATCCAAGCCTATACAAAATGGGGCTTATATGCGCCGCCCTCGGTGTGTCTATAGATGAGTATTTTGGTATCGTAAAGAGACCAACCACGGAGGAGCAGCTGGCAGAGGCCCACAGAGCAATGGCCGATGCAGATGCAAAGCATAGCGCAGCCCTACGCATTGCGCACTTGGAGGGCGGCATGGAGCAGCTGACCGGATCAGTGGCAAAGCACGAAAAAAAGGAGCGCGTATTGCAAATTTGGGTGTATATCCTGGCGTTTTCGCTGTCAATTGCCGTATCCATAATATTTGGATATTTGGCGTTTGATTCAAGCGTCCCGCACACAGGGCTTATCCGCAACGGGCAGATTACATCAATCGGCTGGATGCTATTTGCTCTGCTTACGGTGGGCGTCGGTGTAATCATTGCTTCGCTGATTAATGCGCTGCGATATTACAGGCACCATCAAACTGATAAAAATATAGGGTAGGAGGATAAAAATGGGAAAAGCAATGAGGAGGGCCAACGGAACCGGGACAGTGTATAAGCTCGCCGGGCGCCGACGCAGGCCCTGGGTGGCTGCAAAGCAAAAAATCATTATAGGATATTACCCCACCAAAAAAGATGCTATAGCGGCGCTGGAACGTCTTGCAGGCAAGGATTTAACGGAGCGGTACAACATGACCTTTGCCCAGGTGTTTGACGCTTGGAAAGAGGAGCATTACAAAAAAATAGGGCCAAACGGTATAGAAGGCTATGACGGCGCATTTAAAATTTTTGCGCCGCTGCACGACCGGAAGTTCCGGGACTTAAAAACGGCGGATTTCCAGGGCGTACTGGATGCCCATATGCATAAATCCCATAGCACTGTGTCCAAGTATAAGCAACTCATAACGCAGATGTCCACATGGGCCATGCGCGAGGAGATCATCACAACAAATTTTGCAAAATTCGTCCAGCTCCCCGAAAACACAAAAAAAGAAAAAGAAACATTTACCGATGCTGAAATAAGCAAGCTGGAAGCGGACGGCAGCGACACCGCAAAAATTATCCTCATGCTGATTTACACAGGAATGCGCATAGGGGAATTGTTTTCCCTACCGGCTAAAGATTATCACAAAGATTATGTGGTCGGCGGTGAAAAGACGGAGGCTGGGCGAAACAGGATCATCCCAATCCGCCCCGAAGGGATCCCATACTTTGCCTATTTTGCAAATAAGGCTACTGGCCCACTGCTCATATCCGGCTATGCTGGGGAAAAAATCCCAGCAAACTTCCGCCGCCGGGATTATTACCCGCTTTTGGAAAAATTAAAAATCCAGCGCAAAACGCCGCACTCCACCCGGCACACCTATGCGAGCTGGGCGAGAAAAGCGGGGATTGCTCCGGAAACGCTACAGAGGATCCTCGGCCACGCCAACTACTCCACTACCGCAAATATATACGTCCATACATCAGCGGAGGAATTGGTGCAGGCCGTTAAAAAGGCGAAAATTTGTTAGTAGTTTGTTAGTTACCGACGGGAGCCAAGGCAAGCCCTTGCAAAATTGCTCTGCGAAAAGTTGCAAAATCGCAACAAATATTGTTATTCTTATTAACTTTTGTGCCTATATATTCAAAACGATTATAATTCACACGCAGGAGGTCACTGGTTCGATTCCAGCAGTCTCCACCAAAAAAGTCCAGGAATCTCAAGGGTTCCCGGACTTTTTTATTTTTGCCAAGATTAACTTTGTTAGTAACGTGTTAGTAGTAGCGATTTAGGTTAGTTTTTTTAGGACGCTGTTATAAGCTTTCTCATTGACGATTTTTAGTGTGTCCATAAGCTCGTCCATAACTTCCCACGCCCTATCCTGCGCTACATTCCCGACCGCTTTCAAAAATTCACTGCCGGAGGGTTTTATTTTCTTGGCCGGCGCAGGCTCTGCAGAATACAGCATTGGGGGCGCTTTCGCCTGCAGTTGCTCCCCGCCTTGCTCGTTACGGATAATGTAGAGCGCCGCCAGTTTCTCATAGTTTGTCCAGCTCGATTCTTCTGTTTCAAGGCGAGCTATCCAGCGCTTGACCTCATTCTCGTCGACCATAGGGGTGCACCCCCTTTAGTCCTCGATCGTGTCCATGCAGCGCTGGATGGCTCTGCGGATGCTTTCGTCGTCGGCGTTGTCCAGCATCTCCTGCAACTGGCGCTTCATATCGTCCCGGGCACCGTCCCGGGAATAATGGCCGCGGACATAATGGGTGCCCCGGCGGGCATAAGAGCTGCCTTTACCATAGGTTCCGCGCATGTCCGCCTCCCAGTCACCGGCCTGGGAATATCGGCGCTGGGAATAGCCGTCATCCTCCAGCATCTCGATCTTGTCAATGTTTTTGATGGTGTCGGTCAGCTTGTGCACGATGTCGAGGTCACCCGCACCAAGTTCTCCCTTGCGGGTAATCTCGTCCAGCTCCTTGCAGAGCATATCGCGCAGGTCATACATAGATTTCATACCCATTGTTCATTCTCCTTTCTCAGCAAACTCTTGTAATGATAAGGTTTGCGTTTCTCACGTCAATGTCCTCGCCACTAACGTTGCGGATGGACAGCGACGCGCAGCAGCCCTTTGTAACGTCAACGTACTCGGATACCGCCACATTGAAAAACGCCTCCGCCGCTGTGGGCGTCACCGTCGCAACGGAGGACGGCAGAGGTTCACCGTCAACCGCAATGGCAACGGAGATGGGGCCGGGGGTCCCGCCGGCGCTTACGGCAATATTGCCGATAAAGTCCACCTTGTAGCGGACGCGGCACTGGGAGCAGTTACCCCGGAGATTAAACAGGCCAGAGCCTACGCGATGGGTCACAAGGCCCTTTGTGCAGGGGATCGGCGCCTCGGTAAAAAGCACGTTCTGATTTGCCGCTACGGTCTGTGCAGCAACAGCAGTGTATTCAGGCATGGAAAACTCCTTTCTAAAAATACAGCGGCGGAGCGATTGCCCCGCCGCGTTATCGTAGTATCGGCACGGGGCCGACCATTTCGCCGTTGTCGGCAAAAAGCTATGCTATGCAGTTGTCAGCAGCCGCAGCCCTGATTGCATCCGCAGCCGCCGTAACCGCTGCCTGCCCACGGGTTACAAGTAATGTAGGCAGGCGAAGGGCACGGACGCAGCTGCGAGATCAGATAGTTGTTCTGCGCGGCCTGAGATGCCGCCAGCTTCAGATTCTGATTCTCGGTCTGGAGGTCGGACAGCTTGCTTTGCGTCAGGAAGTCGAGGATGGCGCGGCTGTTCTGGTTGTTCGCGTCAATGATGTCGCGCGTGGCGTTCTGCACGGTGTTGCGCGTGTCGCACGCCTGCGTCGCCATGTCGTAGCGCACCTGGGCGATAGCTGCACGGTTTTCGCAGCAGCAATTAGCGGCCTGCATCTGCATGGCGTTGAGTTGCTGCATCAGCGCCGCCTGCTGGTTGCTGCGGGAAAGCTCGGCCTGTGCAAAGCCGTTTGCCATCGCCATGTTGGTGCCATTGACAAGCTGCGCCTGCTGGTAAAATCCGTCGCAAAGGCCCTGATTTACACTGTCGATCTTGCGCTCGACATTGGCAAAATCAGAGGTCAGCACATAGCCGTCGACCACGCCGCCGGAATTGCCGGCGTTGTTTCCCCAGCCGTTGCCGCCCCAGCCGCAGAACACAAACAGGAAAAGAATGATGATCCACCACGCGCCATCGCCGCCGAAGCCGCCAAAGCCGCTGTTCATCATGCCGGTAGGCGCAACAGGCATAGTGGCCTGAACGCCGCCGTCAGAAAGAGACATAGTATCACTCCTTTGAAAAATTTTTATTCATCAAATCGTGGCCACGATGTTGATTTATGTTGATGATTACTGCATCAGGCTTTGAAACTGCTTCGCCATCTGCTGTAGCTGATTAAGCTGCTGCTGGTTTAGCCTACCACTCTGCAAGAGCTTTTCGACCTCGGCTTTGGGGTCGCCCTTGAAATTTGCTTTGAACTGGTTGAACTGCTGAACCATCTGGGCAAAGTTCCCCATAGGCCCCTGCCCGCCGCCCAGCGCGGCCATGAACGGGTTAGTCATCGTCCTCGTCCTCCTCTACCTTGCGCTTTTTCTTGCCCTTTATTTCGCCCACAAGCGCTGCCAGAGCGTCAAACTCTTTGCGGGTGACAAATTCCACGCCCTTTTCCTGCGCCGCTGTGCGTGGCGTTTCTGCGCGCTCTACAAGGTCGTAAATTTTAAGCGTCGGTTTCCCGCTTGCGTCTGCCTGCTTGAGGTAAACGGTGGGGGCGGTGGAATCCCACAGTGCTACGGCAGAGTTGGGCGCGATGAGATAACCTCTTGCCTCCTGCTCGCCGCTTACCCACTGTACGCCGCCTTGTGCGATGGGGTTCTGTTGCACTGGCTGCGACATAGGCTGCTGCATGGGCTGCATCTGTGGCTGCTGCATCTGCCGCATCTGCATGAGGTTGTCCGGCATCGGCTGCGGATAATAGGGGTTGAAATAGGGATATGCCATGTTCATTCCTCCGTTTCTTTGTCCCAGAAATAAAGCGGGATTTCGTTCTCGCTGTTCCAGCTGTCATAGATGATCCCGTCCTGAACGCACACTACATGCCCAGAGAGGGCGAGAATATATGTCCCGCGCGGGTGCTCATCGGCAAACCTGCCGACCGTGTAACAGTCCGGGCAAGTGTCCGGTATGATGTATCTCCGGTAGCCTAAGGACCGCAGATACGCGCCCCAACAGGCGTTTGCATTGGGTAAATCACCGTCCAAGTAGCCACGCATGCACAGCCGGAGATAAACCTCGCCCCAATCCTTTCCCGTGGCCTTACAGATCGCACGGACAGTGCAATCGGACACGTTTTTCCCGCAGGGATTTGGATTAAAATATTTATACATGATTGCAACCCCTATATAGGCTTTCAGCAATTTCCACATACGCTAAAAGCCCCTGGGGATCGTCTGCGTACAGAATGCAAATATCCTGCGCCATTTGCGCGGTAAACCCGCATTTGATTAAGCGCTCGTACATATTCCCGCCTCCTTGCCTCTATAATAAAAGAAATCCGGGCAAATAAACTGCCCGGATTCTGCCTTGATTCTGCAATAATGTAGTTACAGTGTGCACCAATTGTGTGCAAAAACGAAAAATAGCCGCACCCAAAAAGGGCGCGGCTATTTTTAGGAATCGAATGCATCCGCCAGTTTTTGGTATGCGCGGCGGCGCAATTTGTAAAATCCATCTACGCTGATATGTAGTTTTGCCGCCGTCTGTACACAGGTGCGGCCAAAAACGTCCACGTCAATTACACAGGTTTCCTCGTCTTCCGGTAGCCCTACCGCACGGATTGTTTCTGTGGCGCGGCATGGTGCCATAGTGGATAGTTTTTTGCGGATCCTTTTGTGCTGATCTATCATTTCCCACGGTGTGCCGTGGAGGTGCGGATGTTTAGCACGGGCGTGAGGCCGGCGTAGCGGTGTCCTCTGCGCCCTCCAGTGGATTTATTTTATCCTTTATTTCAGCAGAAAATTCCAGCTGGCATTGCCGATGATGCCGTCAACGCCCAGACCGTGATCTGCCTGCATCCGGCGCAGGCCCGTCTCCATCTTGGGACCGAACAGCTTGTCACCGCTCCAAATCTCGTCAGGGTAATAGCCCTTGTCCTGCATCAGCAGCATGGCGGCCCGGACATCGTTGCCCTCCATGCCCCTTGACAGCATACGCAGTTCCATGTTGATCGTTTCCTCCTTGGTATTGGTGTTGTTATCTTCGGCGGGCACTTCCGCCGCCCCCAGACGCGCATTGACCGCTGCGGCGATCTGGGGCATACGCTCATGCAGATACGGGCCGGGGCAGGCCGTAGCCATAAACATGCGGTGCTCGGTCAGGTTGCCGTCTGCGTCCCCGGTGTAGTTAAGGGCCTTGATGCCGTTGCGCTGGCAGATGTCCACGCACAGGTCGATCAGCCTGTTATAGGCCGCAGAGGACACAGGCCAGTCGCCGCCGGTGGCACAGTTGGCAACCTCGATGTTGACGGCTCGGTTGTCGTTACTGGGGGACGCAGAGGCCCATGCACGGTCGCCCTCGTCCACATAGAGGCCCACCCGGCCATCGGAGCCGATGCCATAGTTGGCGCTGGCTTCGCGGTTGGGATTGGCAAAAAGATTACCGCAGGTCTCCACAGACAGGTCGCCGGCCATGTGGTGGATGGTGATCTTGTCGATTGTGTGGTTCCTGGGGTGGCTGCGGTTGGGGGAAAGCCGGGTGTAGTCCACAAGGGCGGAATTACTCATTGCCGCTGGCCTCCTTGTTGTATGTAGCCGTGGAGATACACAGCACCGCGCCCAGGAAAGTGTCCACGGCGGTGATGGTGGTCACGACCTGGTCAGAGTACGGCCAGGCCCACACGGCAGACAGGGCCGCGTACAGCGTGGCAATGGCGGGCAGCACGATAATGACCACCCACTTGAGAATGTCATACAGCTTGTCAGGGATTTTCATGGTTTGCTCCTTTCCGTGCCCGAATCGGGCACACAAAAAATGTTGATAGATCTTTGCTTATCGGTTTAGTCGGTATTGTACATTCACTGTCGTCTCCTTTCTTTTTTTAATCCTCGGTATAATCGTAAATGATGGTGGCATTGCTCGCACCCCAAGGAGCATTCGCTACTTGCCCCTGCGACCACGGAACCTTGATGGTGGTTAGGTTGGAGCACCCGTTAAATGCAGAAGAGTGGATGGTCTTTGGGTTTCCCTCGAATGTAATACTTGTTAGCCCGGTGCAATTAGCAAACACAGCGAAACCAATGTTCGTTATCCCAGGTGGCAGCCTAGTTATTGCCAGGTTGCGGCAACCATTGAACGCATAGTAACCGATGCGTGTTATTCCAGACGGCAGACTAGTTAGTGCAAGTTTGGGGCAGCTTTGAAACGCATAGCTACCGATATTTGTCATGCCAGACGGCAAGCTGGTTAATGCAAGGTTGGGGCAATTATTAAACGCATAGTCACTGATGCTTGTTACCCCAGACGGCAGGCTGGTTAATGCAAGCTTGGGACAACCGCTAAACGCACTGTAACCAATGGTCGTCAAATCACCCGGAAGTGTAGGGCTGACAGCCGTGCGTTCTATCACTGCCTTGAAGCTGCCGCCACCCTCCAGAGTTCCGGTCACGCCGCCGATCACCACATCCTTCTTGATGTTCTCGGGCAGTAGGGTGTCCGGTTTTTGAGTCGTCACCTTACGCATGCCTCTGGCGCTGGTGGGCAGGATGACCTGATTGCCGGAGAGCATAGACAGCTCCACCGTCCGCTCCTCGGTAGCAAGCACCTCCATCACTTGACCCATGTTGACCTCCAGGTCAGCGCCGGGAGAAAAAGTTACCGCAAACTCGATCATAGCGCACCATCCCGCAAGATCCGCTCCACAGGCACCGTGAATACCTGAGATGCCATGCGCTGACCGCCCACGCCCACCCGGAGCTGTATCTTTGCGTCAATGCCTCTCCCGGCAGTAAGCGACAGGGTCTCGGCTTCCGTCAGCGTGCAGGAGACAACATTCCCGTCCAGATGTACATCCGGCAATGTTTTTTCGATCTTAACCTGTCCGGCCTGAGCCACGGCAATGGACAGCACCGTGATACTTCCCGTGTCGATGGGTAGCTGGAATGTCAGCGTAGGGGTCGTACCTCGATACATATATATCCCTCCTCATACTGTAAATCTGCGATGCTTAGTGGTTGGATAATCTTTCCAAATCCGCTATCCTGTGATTGGCGACCTTGATCTGCTCCTCCAGCACCGGAACGCGCCGGGCGAAGTTGTTATGCTCCCGGACTTCCCGTGTCAGCTCGTCCAGTTTGGTGTCGGTGACGGCCTGCTGCGTGTCCAGCTTGGCCTGCACATCACGGGTGGTCTTGTTGCTGGTGATGATTACCCCCAGCAGAGACAAACCGCCGGTGATGAGAGCTACGACGATTGTTTCCATTCAGTAATTTCCTTTCTCCTCTGGGGCTATGTTATAAGGTGGTATCACCTCCTTACACCCCCATTTTCCACTGACCCGCAGCGAGACGATTAGGCTGTTCGCCGCCAAGCATACACCGTCAGATATGGCGGCATATTGTTATGAGCCTTCCCGCCGCCGGTGGTGCCCGTCAGGGTGTTGCGGCTGATGTCAAATGCCGCCGCTGCATAGGGGTAATATCTTCCGCTTCCGCTTTGCGACCCCATGTCGCCTACGGTGAACGCTTTCTTGCTGTTGGTGATAAATCCGTAGTATCCTGGCTCATTGGCCGGGTTGTGCCCGTGGCTGGGCATCTCCGCTGTCGTCAGGGTGTGGCTGGCCTCGCCGCCGGTGGCACCAGCTGCGTATGTATCACCCGCAGCCAGCAAGAATACATCCTTTATACGCTCCCATGTCCCGCCGCCAAAAAGATCGGCCGGGTCGGTGGCCGCAGTAGAGATATATACGCTCCCCACCGGATGCGCATAATCCAACAGCGTCGTTCCTCCTACCGCCAGTGTGCCGTCTATTTGTACATCCCTATCAAAATAAGCATCCAGCCCCACTTGAATTGCGTTTGCCTTGTCGCAGAGACGGCCCAGCCCCACAGACAGCAGATGCTTTGCCAGATGGTAAAGGGCATACGCTGCCGGCAGATCTCTCAGAGAGGAACCTACACCCTCCCATGCATCCGTCGCCACCACACGCACCTCGTAGCGTTTGCTCTTGTCTGCAGCAAACACGGCAGAAATATCAGCAGGATCATAGTTTCCCGCCGCCGGTCGGCCTGCCGTAGTCCAATCTTCAGCGCCGACTTCCCTATACTGCACCGCATATGCTGCGGTGTTTTTAGCAGAAAGTGGAGTAATGGCCCCGGAGAAAGTCACCTTGCCATAAGTGCCAGCCCGGTTTGCTGTTCCATCGGCATTGCAACGGGCGGCAGAAATAGCAGTAATTGCTGGTTTGCTATAAGCGAGGACAGCGATACTTTGTGTCTTTGTAGTCGTGCGCCCTCGGCTATCTGTGACAGCACAGGAAACAGTCAGTTCGCCAGAACCGGGTAGATAATCCGTTGTACCACTGGCCGATGTCGCAGCGTAGATGCTGCCCACCTTGATACTGTAAGACTTGATGGAACTGCCCTGCACACCGGATGCGGTGATATCCACTTTGACTTTGCTGCGAAGCTGGACATATCCACCATAGGTGTTGGACACACCTGTTGGATCATCGATTGCAACAGACAAGGACGGAACCACGGTTGACGGCACGGCAAGCTTAACAGCCGTTGACCACGCCCCAACATAGGTGCTGCCATTGTACGTCTTTACTGTGAGTGTGAGCGCCACAGTCTCTGCGTTTGGCGCTTGCTGTGCCAGAGACACAGGCGGCGCATTCCAACTGTACGATGTGCTTACATTCTCTGCAATCAGTTGATCCTTGACGCTGCCGCATGTGTAATAGAGTTTGTGCTTAAAGCTGCTGCTGGCCCGCTTGATGGTGATGGTCAAGGTCTCCCCCAGCGTGGAGCCGCTTGTGGTGGCCGTGGACGCTCTTGGAATGGTAGTCAGCGTCACCGTTTCCGACAAGGACAAATGGCGTGGTGTGTAGGAGCTGTCAAAGCCACAGTCCCATTCTGCTGTCAGCGCAATACTTTTCGTGCCGTCTGCATTATGGCTGACTGTAATAGTCTTGCTGCCCAGTTTGTACCATCCGGTGGAACTGTAATTATACGGATTCCATCGTTTTTCGCCCTGAAGTATATAATACGCTTCGCCGCTGCTCTCGTTTTGGGAATATCCGGTTCCGTCATATACCCACAAATCAAGACTTAATGTACTTTTGTTGTCTGCGATAGACTGGCCTGTGATTGACCAATCCAGACGCAAGCGCCAGCCTTTGTTTGTGCTGCTGTAAATGGACGCCATGTTCTCAACTCCTGTCAACTGGCAATTACATCGCAGTTTTCGTCCTCTGTCCAAACCACGTTTCCGATGCAGAGGATAGATACCTTGATACGCATTGCTTCCACGCCCTCTGCGGTGATCTGCAACTCCGGTGTGTTGTTGCGGACAAACTGCAACACATCATTGTCCAGCCGCAGCAGGATTTCATTGCCCGTTTCGCCAATGATTAGGCCGTCAGACGTAAAACGGAAAGCCTTTGTGATTTCGCTGTATTTACGCTGCAAATCACCGTCCACCTTGTCAATGCGCTCGGTTACCTTAGTGATGTCAATGCTCAGCTGGTCAGTCAGCACAGACAGCTTTGTGCTGACCTCCTCTTTGTATCTGTCAAAATCCCCGGTTTCTACATAGTTTTCCAGAGCGGACAGGATGATGGAGTTGACATTCCGCTGCAGATCGGTAATCTGCTGGTGTGTGGTCTGAATCACTTGGCTTGAAGATTCGTCCACCCGCTCAGAAATCTCCTGCCGTGTGCTTTCGATGCGTTTATCCGTTTCATGCTTGGCATCTATCTGCGCCCCCGTGTAGGTTTGCTGGGTAGCACCCAGCGTGATTTGTGTGTTGCCGGGGGCAAGAATATCCGGGGCCAACTCCATCAGCGGATAGGACGCGCTGTAGCCGTGCGGAGTGCTGAAAAGGGCCGTCATCCGGCCCACCCGGAAATGCTGGATGCCATCTTGCCAGCCCAAATCAACTGCCTTGCAGGTGATGGTCTCCGGCATGGACAGGCCATTGTCAGCCAGCGCCGCCTTTGCCTTGGCCTGAAGGTTGGCGGCAACAGTCACATCATCCCATTTGACGTGCCGGGTAATGCGCCCGTATGTGGCCACGCCAGACTTGCTATAAATAGTAAGCCCGGATTTAACAAGGTCATCTGTCAAATCACCATCTGACAGCGCTTCGATGGTCAAGCCGTCCTTGCCCTCTGGCAGAATAGCGGTGTAAATGTTTGTTCCGTCCGTCTCGCTGGAAAGGTCAAGGAGATTTTCAGCAAATTCCACAGACTGCGTATTTGTGAGCGGCAACGCAGCGTAATAATCCAGATAGTTCCCGTCATCCTCATATCGGATCAGGAGATACCCGCCCAAAGCCGATTTAATCAGCTTGTCGGATACCGTGGACATTGCCGTTGCATACTCTGATGCGCTGCGGGTGATGTAGTTGTTGCTATCGGTGACGGTACAAACACCGGGCTTGATTTGCTGCTCCGTGGACACTTGGCTGTTGTGCTGCGCCAAAATCCAGCGAAAGAAGAAATCAACCACATTCCCGCTTGCTGCTGCGGCTTTGTAGTCATCATCATCCTTGAAATCTTCCGGGAAACTGAATGGCTTGATGATGCTATCATTCAGCGCCGCCATAATGCCTTCTGTTTCAATTTTATGCGCCCCGTAGAAGTCTTTTGTGTCGGTGGTGATTCTGCCCCTGTATATGGGCAAAGTGCCGTCAAGCAGCTCCACAAGGCCGCTCATGCGCCGAAGATTGCTTAAATACGGATGGTCAGCGCACAGCGTGAAAGTCATCTCACCCGCTTTGCCCACCGCAAGCTTAACAGAGGGGTCACGGACGATAATCTTTTCATCCGCAAGGCGCATATCATGCAGTATGTAGTCCTTGTATTTTAGCTGATACATTACATACTCGCCTCCTGATACGTCACAGTTATGCTACCTGTGCCGCTTGCGACTTTGGCTTTCAAGATGTTGTTGCCGGCCGCAAGCCTAACGGCTGGCAAAATGTGATCCCCTGCGCTGACGTTGATTGTGTTGCCGCCCCAAAGCAATACGGTATCTTGCGCCACCGTGATTGTCGGGATAACAGGGCGGCTTTCATTCGGTAGCGCAAGCTGTTTATACGCCGTGTCCAAATCAGAGCGGGAAACAGTGGTTTTTGCGTTCTTGTATTTCCACGGGTCGCAGTCAACCGTGACCGGGATGGTCTGCATCATTTTGACAAGCTCCACTTGCCCAACGGAGCACCGCCCACTGTAAAAATGGGCGGTGTCCTCGGGGAATGTTATTTTAACGTGCTTGCCGTGGACTTTGTTGCAGAAATCGGAAATCGTAGCAGGCCATGTCTTGCCGCTCACCGTGTCCACGCCGGTGAGCTTCAGTGTAATAGTACGGTTCTTATAGGTGACTTCTCCGGTCAGCACTTCGGATGCATCCAGCAGGCCGTCCCGGCCCGGAACATCGATCATGTTCGTGCGGACTTCCGGCAGAGCTATGGACTTTCTTGCAAGCAGCAGGCCGTATTCTGTGTAGGTGTCTTTTCCGTCAAAAAATACTTTCCCCATCATACGGTCCTCGCCCTCCTTGCGTTGATTTTAGCCAGTTCTTCATCCATGCCGGGGGCAAGCAAACCGACAACCTGACCGCTGTCCATGATGACTTTCATATTTGCCAACATAGGCAAATACTGTTCCAGCAGCATTACAATTTTGCCGGAATCGCCGCCACCGCTTGTGCTTGCCGCTCCGTAAGAACCGCTTGTATCGTGCCTGCTGATGTTTGCATCTGCCGTAATGATGCCAGCGTCAAAGTTCATGCTGTTTTCAATGCCCTTTTTTACGGACTTGAATTGATCGTCAAAGCCTTCGCCCAAACCTTCAGCCATAAAGCCGCCAATACCGGCGAACACTTTAGACGGGGAGTGGATGCCCAAGAAATCCTTAACTCCACCTACAATTCCACCGAAAAAGTCTTTTACTTTTCCAGAAACCCACGAACCCATGTTTTTGATGCCGTTCCAAAGTCCTTCGACTATGTTCTTGCCGACATCGAAAATTGCAGGGATGCCGCTGATAAGTCCCTTCACGATAGACGAAATAATCTGGGGAATTTTGGATACCAAATTCGGTATGGCACGAATCAGTCCATTAGCAAGTGCAGCAATCAGCCTGATTCCACCATCTATCAGCTTCGGCAAGTTGTCAATCAGCTTATCGACTATGACATCAACCATTTCCAGCACACAGTCAATCAGCATATCGATGTTGTCAAGGATGCCGCTTACAAGCGCAATGATTAAATCCATGCCAGCAGCAACAATGCTCGGCAGGTTTTCAAGCAAAATCTGCACAGCCAACGGAATGATTGTCTGGGACGCTTCTGTTATGAGTTGCGTAAGCCCTTGGATGATGATATTTATGCGCGGAATGATATTTTCGCCAACGGTAACAAGACTATCAACGAACTGCTCTATAAGTGTCTTGAAATCGGCGTTATCGTCAGCAATGCCGGTAAGCAGGTTGCTCCATGCGGCCTTCATGGATGAAACAGAGCCTTGGATGGTGGTGCTTGCTTCATCTGCCGTTGTTCCGTATATGCCCATTTCAACTTGAACATCATGGATTGCGCTGACAATATCCGCATAGCTTTCAATGCTGTAATTTGTGTATTTACCTTGGGCAGCGTTTAGAGCGTTTGCATCGTCAATAAGGCGCTGCATTTCTTCTTTTGTTCCACCATAGCCAAGCTTCAGGTTATCAAGCATGGTATAGTTCTGCTTTGCAAACCCCTGATAGGCGTTCTGGATAGATGCCATATCCGTGCCCATTTTATTGGCATTATCAGACATATCCGTGATTGCAACATTAGCCATGTCTGCCGCCGCTTCTGTATCACCGCCAAGCGATTGCAGCAAAGACGCAGAAAAACTTGTAACTGTGTCCATATATTCGTTAGCGGATAGGCCAGCAGTCTTATATGCATTTGCTGCATATTCTTGAACTTTTGCAGAGCTATCCTTGAATAGCGTATCAACGCCACCGACCAGCTGTTCATACTCAGCATAGTTGTTAAGCGCATTTTTCGTAAGCACAACAATGCCGGTAGCAGCCGCACCTACAGCTGCGGCGCCGACTTTAGCCGCAGTGGCAAGCCCATTTTTGAATTTTCCTGATAATGTCTCTACATTTTCGCTTGCCTCGTCTTGCACAGATATTTTCACAAACAGATCAAGAAGATTCATGCGTTCACCTCGCTCTCTTTGTAAATTCTGAAAATTATTCGTGACATTCCATTGGGAGTATGGTATGCTATCGGCAAGGAGGGATTATTTATGATAAGTTTTAACAAAGATTCTGCGTGGGACTTAAAGCCGATTCCCGTTTCTGATGTGCGTGGCGAAGTGAATGGCTTGTTGATTGATGGGGAAGAAATCGCTGCCGCATTTAAGACCGTCCGCGACCAGCTGATTTTTACTAACAAGCGAGTCATATCGGTTGATGTACAGGGGATTACAGGAAAGCGCAAGTCCTTCAGCTCTATGCCCTATTCGAAAGTGCAGTTTTTCTCCGTGCAAACCCCAGGATTTGCCGAAATCATCCCGGATAGCGAACTTGTTCTGACATTCTCCAATGGTTATGTCGCAAAGTTTGAGTTTAAGGGAGGCACAGACATCGGGAAAATCGGAAGAATGATTTCTGATTATGTCCTCAAGTAACGCATATTCGCCCGCCGCCCCTTCACGGGGCGGCTTTTTTAACTTGTAACCCGCACCGATTGACAATATCGCTGGTGATTTCTTCACAGGAGCGGTTGTCTTTTTTGCTCACATCTATAATTTCAATATATCGCTTATCGATTGACACGCCCGCGCATCGCTCGCATATTACTTTAAGCAGGTCAGCAGCATAAATTCGATATGCTTTTTCTTCTGCATCCTGCTTATACCGCGCTACACAGTATGACAGAAATGGCTTTACTCTTTGGCTTCCCCGATATTCTCCTGCACAGAGCCGGACGGCGTTTCTGCCGTCTCGGTCTGCGCAGATGTAAAAAGGTCTGTAAAGGCCTCGTCCGTCATAAGCTCAGTAACATCAACCAACAACTTGGCAAGCGTCAGCCCGGCGGCATATTTTTTTGCAGGCACGCCTTCCACAGCCGCCAAAATTGCGATCAGATCTTTCTTGTGCCCACGCAAAAGCAGCGGAGCAGATTTCTTAACCCTTGCCAATACAAAGTCCTTTGCATTTACGCCATCCGGGAGCTTCTGACGCTGAAACAACGCTGCGGCTACTTTGTCCTCGGCTATGTTGGCAATAGGATCGATGATGTCTGCGATAACATCAAACACTCGCTCCCCCTTAATTTTTGACAGTTTCATGGTGTTACGCCTCCGCCGTACCGGCCTTGATGTAGATCTCAAATGGCACAGTGTCCTGTGCGCTCATGGAGTAGTGGGCCGTATACTCAAACGCGAACTGCCCCTTCGCCTTGTCGCTGGTCTTCAGCTGGAAGCCGCCGGTAGACAGTGCGTTCATCAGGTGGATGGCGATGAAGCCGCCATTTTTATCTCCGTTCTTGTCGGAGTAGTCGCCCACCAGCCAGATGTCGGCAAAGTCAGCGTCCGACAGATCGTTCCGAGGCGTGACCTTCCCATCGCTGGTACCCACATCGGCAGCACCGCAAAGGCTCTTTGCAATCTTGGTGTCTGCGTTAATGAACGTACCCGCAATCTTCGCCTCCCAGGAATCCACCCGTTTCAGTTCCTTCATGTTCTTTGGGCAGTTGTCGATGTCCTCTCCATAGTCCTTATAGGTGGGCGTTGCGGTAAAGCTAATGCCGCCGGTCGTCGCGCCAATCTGCCCCGATTCCCCGATGGTGCCGGTGGCCGGGGTAAAATCGGTAGTCAGAATACCGGCGTTTATCTGGAGCTTCTGAAATGCATCAGAGGGAATTTTTGTGAATTTCATATTTTCTTCCTTTCATCAGTTTTGCGATAGGTATTCCACCGTGATGTTGAGATACCTTCGCTTGATGTTTTTATCGCTTTCGTCCGCGATGTTCTGACACCACGGGGAGCCACGCTTGATCCACATTGCTCCGCCGTCATAGGCAACCATACAGCCGCCCATGCCGATTGCGTTGCTGATTTCTTGTGCCTTTGCGTTGGGCATCGCTTCGCTCTCGGTGTAATACCAGAGGTTTACCGTCAGCGCGGTCTCGCCGCTCTCCCATGATCCTGTGATAAGCTCATAGGTCAGCCACGGAAAGGTCGCGTCTTCCGGCACATTCGAAATCGGATACGACGGGAGGAATTGGGAAAACCACGCATGGAGTGCCTTGTCCTTTGTCATTTCGGCAGCTCCTTTCGTTCGGCGGTGAAGAATTTCAGTGCTCGGACGGTCGCCCCCGCGGACCTTGGCGCAGCTTTTTCCTCGGGATTCGAGGTCACACGATAGGTAATCCCCGTTTCCGTGTCGCGGAAATAGTCATTGTACTCAATCGGCACGCTCTGATTGACCAGCGCGGAATACACCGAGGTAACGCCGTCCTTTTCCGCTTTTCTCGCCTCCATAGAGGTATCAAGTGACTGGTAGTTGAGAAACTCCGCGCCCTCTTCCCACGCAGTGATGTAGCCGCCCGCTCCGTCAGGCGTGCGCTTTTTCTCCATCAAAATGCACTTGTGGGCAAAATCGTCCAGTAAACTCACGGTTCCACCCCCTTGAGCTTGCGCCAGTCATTTAACCGGCCTTTAAAAGCGCCCTGCCAGCCCGTCCCGGCGCTCGTGTCGGCATTTCCGCCGCTTGCCTTTGTGTAACTGTACCCGCCGAAGCTTTCGCTCGTGTACGGGCTTAAAACGGTTTCACCGTTCTTTTCTTCCCACGCGGCGATATCTTCGGCAAGCAAAACCACAGCCTTCGGAACAGCCAACACCCACACCGTTCCGGTAAAGGTTTCATCCGTAAGGTCAGCCGCCGGATATTGATGCAGACCGTCATTAAACACAGAGCCGCAGATGCGGAAATATTGATTGGTCAGGAGAAAGGGCAGCGCAATGCTGCCGTTCTCCACGGCGAACGTGCCCTCGTGAATCTCCACAAGGAACCAGTTGTTCAAGTGCCGTAAGACTTGTTCAAGCATTACGCTGCCCCCCTATTTAGCCCGCGCCGGCCACAGAAACGGTAGCCACGGCAATGCCGTCCAGATACTCAGCCCACAGCTTCATGCCCATGATGGCGTACATATCGCCCGTGGCGCGGCTGTAATCGCCGTCAACATGGACGCCGATCAGGTTGGTCTCGCCCTTCACGGTGTAATTCAGCCCCAGCTTGGCAAAGTCGCTGTCGCTCGGGTCTACATAGTACAGGTCGATGTTCTCCACGGGCAGAGCGATCACCTTCTTGGAGGCGATGTACTTCTCGGGCAGCAGGAACAGGGTGCGGTAGCCCATGAAGTTCTCCACGTAGTTGATGCCGAACATCGTCTGCACGGTGATCTCCTTGTCACCCAGGTAATCGTAAGCGTCGATGATGTTGGCGAAGCCCACCACCTCGGTCACGTCCTTATCCAGACCGGCAAACTTGTCCAGCACCTTGCCCTTAGCCATAGCCAGAGCACGCTGCCACGTTTTCTCGGTCACCTTCAAAGTGCCGGTACCGAGGAAGGTGTAGAAGTCGGTCAGGACCTTGTTCTGCAGGGCCACGAGGAAAGCCTCGTCGGTCTTCTCCACGGCAACGTCAGCGCCGTACTTTGCCACGCTCTCGATGGTCACGCTCTTGGCATACTTGGAAATGTCGATGTCGTCATAGGCAACAGGCGCCACCTTCATCTTGGTAAAGGGAATCTCGTCACCCTCTGCCACGGTGCCGCCCTTGAGACCGCCGTCCACGCTGGCCTTGTAGGAAACCAGCTTCGTGCCGGGGGCCTTGCGAATGGGACGCATGATGCCCATGATGTTGCGCAGCGCGTCCCAGTTGTCAGCAAAGCGGGACACAAAATCCACCTCGCGTGCGGAAGTAGTAAACTGCGCGGAAGTTGTTACATTAGTTTTCGCAGCCATAAATAGCTCCTTTCAAAAAATCAGTTGTTTTCGCTTGCCATCAGATCGGCAAGCGCTTTCTGGCGCTCCGCCGT